GCATCAGCACTTCCTGAAGCAAGACTTAAGTTTTCTATTTCATTATATATTTCATCACCAGCAGAAACAAAAACACTACCTTCAATTATCGATGCTTTAGGTACCCTAATCCTTTTTTGTGTTTGGGCAGTAGAAAAGGTCCCATTTAAAGATTGATACTGACCTTCCAACAAAGCTAAGCCTCCAAAATACGAACCTTCCCAATAGGAATCGTAATCAAGTTGTAAAGCTCCCGCCTGAGCAACCGCAGCTTCATCTATTCGTCCTGTACCTTTATTAACCTTATATAAAGTGTATGTAAGCTGCGTACCATCCCGTTGAGATGTAACAGTTAGTGTTCTTTGGGCACGAGGAATTTCAACCGTGTCTCCTGTAGTAAATGAAACAGAGCTCTCCGGGGTAAGGGTTGCAGTTGCTTTACTTGCAATAGGTCCTTTCATCTTCACCCCAATCAAATTTAAAATCTTCCTTAAGTTTTCTGGAGTCTTTACTGTGCTTAAATATGATTCATTAGCTAAAAAGTCGGCTTTAAGGGAAAGTACCGACCCTAAGTAAGCAAATAATTCCATGAATACCATCCCTAGGTCAGACTGAACAAAGTTATTGTAGTCATCAGGGTAAACAGATTTAACATAAGAAATAAAGGCGTCTTTAAATTCATCAAAATCTCCTAGAGAGTAATCTATGAGTTGGCTTTTAGCCGCATCCGAAATGACGCCCAGCTTAGTAAAGTCGGATTCTACAGTTCCTTCAAACGCAGAAGCGTTGTATCTTACCTGCCCTGCAGTTTCCGGGGGAATATAATTATTATTGTTTACCATTATCTTATTATCACATCAACAACTTCTTCCTCGTATGGGGAGGCGGAAAAACTAACCAAAACAGAAACATACAATGAATGGGAGCCTGTGTTGTTTCCTCCTTGTCCTTGAGTAACAGAAACATCTTTTACAATAACTCTAGGTTCGTAAACAGTTATAGTATTTTGAATATCTTTTTTTAACTCATCAACAAGAGTTCCAGTAATCGGCTCGAAGAGAGCCGCTCGTAAGTTTGTCCCAAAACTTGGGTACATGAGTCGTTCTCCTTTAGCAGTTAGAAGGAGCTGTTTTACATTTTGAAAAACAACCTCTTTGTCCATACTCTTGGAAAAAAATCCACCATCTCCGGGAGAGAAAGGTAACGGGAACTTAAGCCCTACAATCCTATCTCTTCTGGAGGTAGTGATGTAATCCAGATTATCGGCAAATAAGGTGTTACTCATATTATGTTAAATTAATATTTTGGAAATATCCCCTTTGGGCATTATAGTTAGTTAGTACTTCTTCAGTATTTAGGGGTTTACTGTAAAGCTTAAAACTTCCAATATAACCATCTAGTCCACTACGAGGAATATTCCTACTTGCGCCAGAATATGTGGCTCCTCCTAATCCAGGGGTGTGCTGTCCCGTTATTCCCCCGCTGGACACATCCGCGGTTGTAGTAAAGTACTTGTCGTTTGTATTACTTCCTAAAAATCCGAAAGGAGTGGTATGGAATCCTACGTCTGTCTCAACATCGTAAGACCGAGGAGCAACATCGGTAAACCCTCCTCCAATAATCCATGGAGTTTGCATCGGTAAATTAGGAGCTAAAAGACTTCCCTCATGGAGACTTTCAGTAAAATTGTCTGCTCTAGACACACTGGTTCTAACCCCCAAACTATTCTCATATCCCTGCCCTACATTAACGAAGCTAGGGACATCCAACGGCTGCGCCGAGTTTAAGTAAAAAGAATTAGAAATGGAGGAAGAGGAAAGTATTTGACCATTAAAATAAGTAACTAATAGGTCGTGCTCATAATCAAAAGAAAGAGAAATATTAACAAAATTAGTATTAACACTACTTACAGAAACACCCGATACCTCCCACGGATATTCGTCCCCTTTTTGCTGAGGGTTTAGGTCAGTAAAAAGCTGAGAGGGAATCTTAACTCCAAGTTCTCTCATAGAACTGTTAGGGTCGTAAGGGTTACTAGGTATCTCTGCGATGCCTACACTATGTCCGAACTCTCCATTAATTTTATTTTGGGAAACCGTAGGTAAAATTACAAACTCTAAATCAGTAGCATTGCTGTTAGTAGAAGCCATCGCATCAGTAGCATTATTTTTCTTATCCCTCCACCCAACGAATAACCCATGTACTTTTGAGGAATCTCTGTCTCGAGTTACTACTCCGTTAGGACCAAGCAAATTTGGGTTAGTAGTGACGGGAGAGGTACTATTTGCTCCAATCCCAGGTCCAGAGTTTTCACACCCCAAAACCCCTCTATATCTATGCCAACTCCGGAGTCCACTCCACACATCAGGAATATGAGACCAAAAAGAGATAGTAAATCCTTTTTCCCCGTAGGTTAAGTTATCTAAAGATTGAGTTTGGGTATTGAGCTCTCCGTTTTGAATATTGTTTTTTAACCTAACATAGCTACCTTTTGGTGCACTAGAATACCAAGGTTCCGGGAAGAATTGTCCTCCTGGATTATATGATGTTCCTCTTAGGTAAGGAATAGAAAGACCTGAGGGAAATACGTCCTCTGCTGTTCTTCCTACGAGTTTACCATCGAGGTTTGTATATGAAGAGGCTTTGTTGTCCAGATTATAATTAAGGGAAGACGGTGCCTCTACATCCGCCTGTAAAAAATTATAACAAGTAACCAAGGAATCAGTTACAATTCCGTCGTCGAGTGCCTTAATAAAAGGCTTTACACTGGAGACAGAATTAAAATTAGCGGCAGAAGCTTCAATATGTGGAAAATCCGTAGGAGCTTCAGGCGAGACAGCAAAATCCCTAATAAATACACTATTAGATACTGGCGCCTTAACAAACCTAGGAGCTATAGGAAGAACAATACCTGACACATCCGCAGACTGAATCAATGCTTCTTTTTGGAATTGTAAATCGGGAACTAACCCGCTGCCTTTTAAATACCCGAAGTCATTTAAGGGAATCCGCTCTAATATCCTAGAGACTAAAATTCCTTGTGCTTTTCCTCCAGTGTTAAAATAAACTGTATTGTCTGGGTTTATGGTCCACCCCGCAGGAAAATCCTCATCAAAGGGTTTGCTTCCAGAGGCGTCTAAGATATACCCATCCCCTAGAGGAAAATTCTTATCTGTTAAACTGTACGTTCCAAATAGCCCAGCAATCTGTAACTGTTTTTTTCTTTTTAGTATCTTCGTATCATAATCTCTAGCAATAGATGCAACACTTCGATAATAGTTTTGTACCAAAGCGGAAGACTTAGAATACCCAGAAGCAACTAGGTCTGTTATTTGTCCGGAGACTTCATTGGTATGGATAGCTTTATCAGATTCAAATGCTTGCAAGATATCATCATTCTCATAAAAATAATCTACCATATCATTTGTTTCCTCAAACTCATAACTAAAAACTGTATTGGAATAATTTTTAAGTCTATCTTCCCCTAGTAAAACACCCTTACCTCCTTTGTTAGGGTTATACTTAAGTTTCCAATTACTGGCTAGTATCTCTTGAGCAACAACATTAGGAACTCCGCCGGTTCTAGAATCATAGTAGAGTCCATCATTAGATAGAATAAATTTACCGTCAGTAGAGATAGGAGGACCGAAAATAATATCAAACGGATTCTCTTCTTCTTCCTCCCCCCTCATTTTATCCTGTGCTGCAAACTGAGCTTGATATGCAGCGATTCCAGCAGCGTTCTGCTTGTAAGGTTTAACAATGTTACTTTGTACCCATTCTCTGTGCCTTTCGATTTGAGCTAAATCCCCAGGAGCGAGGGTATCGGCAATCGTAGCCATCTCTGGGCTGTTCCAATCAATCAAAGGTTCTGGAAGGGAACCGTCTGCTCTCCCTTGGAGAGTCTTGGTGATATTTTTTTGGTCAGCTAGAAGCTTAATCAACAGTGCCATCAAAGCTGCTCGCAAAGCTGTTAAGATAGCAATCTTAATCAGGGCTATAATAATCATTGCTATAGACCCAAACGGGTTGGACAAAGAGAATTCTCCTAGCGCCGGAATTGAGGGAATGCTTCCTAAACACGGAATCTCCACGGTGCCCATTTGAAAAGGATTCCCTACAGCACTAGTAAGGCTAGTGAGAGAATTTATAGCATCTCCCAACGGGTCTCCTATGTCAAACGCTAGTTGCTCCATTTCTAGCTCTTTAATCTGCTCTTCTAAACTCAACAGCTCTGCGGAAAAACCATCCAACATGCTAGAGATAGCGTTGTTTAGTGCCGTGAGGGCAGCGGACGACAGCATGGAAAGTACACACTCGCTAATTTCCGCTCCTACATCGAGGTTAGCAGTATCAGTAGTTCCTTTTAGGATGTCGTCGAAAGATGTCATAGTTTATTTAGGTGTTAGCCAAGCGTAACGATAGCTGCTCCATTGTATGTTACGCCCGGAGCTATATTTAAGGGTATTCCTAGTGCATGGGCAGCAGCAATCGCAGTTGCTGTGGGTCCCGTTATTGTAGTTTCTCCCGTGATGCTGACTGTTCCTGTTATATCGGTATTTCCTGTTACGCTTACCAGTCCTGTCATGTCAGTATCTCCTGTTACGCTTACCAGTCCTGTCATGTCAGTATCTCCTGTTACAGAGGTATTTCCTGTTACAGCAACGGTTCCTGCTAAATTAATGAGAGGAGAATTTATGGTGTACGGTCCCGTATTGGCGGTGTGAGTTATGGGTCCTAACATGCACGTCGTATCAATCATTCCAACAGTACAGGTAGTCTCAATCCCTAAAGGAGAGAATTTTTGAGAGCTTATAGCAGTTTCTGTTAAAGCTCTATTAGTGGTTGGGTCTACCGTCATCCCAAACCCCATAAAAAGATTTGGCATCGGTGAGGGAATTCCTATTTGAGGCATAGGACCAGGAGTAAAGAATCCTGTATCCGCTTGTATCCCGACCCCCGTAGGAGTGGCAGGGTTAAAGGAAGAGAACAGGTCAAACCCCATCATGGAGTACCCTTTAATAAGCCCACGACTAGCCTCAATCTCTATGTTTCCATCCGTGGTCTTATTATCTATTTGAATTACTCCTCGTGAATTCTTAACTTTCTTAACGCCGATATTAATCCTACCCCCCTCCGTGGTAAGTGTTGCCGCATTCTTTGCATGAACTTCAATAGAATCTTTTAATTCATCAATCTGTAATCTATTATTGTTTCTATCAGTCAGGAGGATTCTATTTTTAGAGGGGACGTCTATATTTTCTTTTCCAGATATTTTACTGCGAAAAGCTCGAGGGGTAGGTCCCGTATCAAAACCGGGAGGGTTATCCTCAATAATAAGTTTTTTCCCTGCTGCACTTTGAACGGTTATATGATTCCCTTCTCCTTCTTTTCCTTTGGAACCCATTCTAACCCGATTACCTCTTTTGTCTCTAACTTGAACAACTCCGGGAGTTCCATGCTCTTGGGTATATGCATCAGGAGGAACTTGCCCAAAAACATTTAACGCTGCTCCTTGAGCATCCGATAATCCTTCAATCTCTTCAGGCGGCTTAGTATCATTTTCAAAGCCTTGTGGGTTAGTTTCTCTATTAACCCCCATTAATGAAGGGTCACCTACTTGACAAGTCCAATACCAAGCAGTTCCTAAAGTACTCGTCGCCGGGATGAGTAGGACGTGGTCATCCTTTCCAGGCATTGAAAATAGGGAAGGCGGACCTGCGTAGTATACAGGTTCGTCTGGACTTATTCCGGGTCCCTCAACAAAAATTTTTCCATCAGGAATATCCGAACTTACTTTAGTTACTTGTGCGATTATAATAGACATTAATTAAACTCCACGAAAGGTTGCCTCAATAAATCAAAGGACGTAGTGTATACCGAGTCTGCCGAAATACTATGGGAGTACCCCAGAATTTGGTAGATGCCTGAAGTCCAATGCTTTGGTCCTTCCGGAAGCCTTGGATTAGATACTTGTAAATTTATTTTTCTAAATGCATCATCCTCAACGAAACTACTAAGTTCGGGAATCCCCAATGTAGTTACAGTCGCTTTAAAAGGAAATTGCGCAAATCCTTTATCCCACATCCCTTTCTTTTTCAAAAACTCAACCAAAGACACTTCTTTATCTATTTGAGAAAGTAAGGACATATCTAATTTCCATTGCGGAGTAGATTTTACTGCTATCTCTTTTCCGTTAATAACATAGGAATGCTCATTCCCATTAGGGGAAATAAATAATTGTTTAAATATACTCGAGTTAATAAGAGAGAACAGAGCGTTAAGCCTTTCTGCAGTATCTTCCGAAGCTGAAAAAAGTCCTTCTTGGTTAACTCTTTGGTACTTCGTATAAAACGCATTCATCTTATCCAGGAACTCTGAGACGTCTAATGTTTTTTGCTCAATGTTTTTTAAGGCTACCAGGCTTTCCTTTGCTGTTTCTTGTGCGTCCCACAGTGCTACGGTGTCTTCACTTTGTATAGAAAAATTTGCATCCATACCCTTATCTGCATAAAGAAAAGGACTAAGAGTGCGGGGGTCTGAAGCCGTCTTAAAAGACTCATTTAACCCTTCGATACCTTTCTCTAAAACATACTCTATAGTCTTAAGAGTATTATTGGTTGAAATTCCTCCACTTCCTTTTCCCCATACTTCATTTAGTTTCTGAATATACATTTGGGACTGGGCATTACCTACTACGGGAGCAAAAAGGTCATTATCAAAATTAAACGAAGTAACAATAGAGTTATCGTATCCTATCTTAAACAAAAGCAGACTAGTAATACTTCCATCCTCAACTCCTCGAATACGTCCAGCTGGAAGATTCTCTGAAATAGAAGGGAACGAATTAAGAGCACACAATTTAGAAATCTCACTTGGGTCGGATGCAGCGTCGTCGGTTAAACATGCTTTGTGTATATTTTTATTCGCTAAAAGAAGTATGGTGTTTACTTCCTTTACCTGTTGTGCAGTTAGATTTACTGTGTCCAATAAATTATCCCATAGTTGAAGCCCTGCGTCATTAGGGGTAATTAAATTAGATTTAAAGTAAGGGACTAACCTAAGAAGTTCATCCTCTTCAGTTATTACAGGTAAAAGTAATCCATTCAACTTTCCTACTATCGAATCCAAAACTTCCATATAGGTGTTGTATTTCCCCTTAACGATAGAGGCTCGGTACTTGGTTTGCGGCTTATCTTGGGTAGGAGATTCTAAAGGCTCCACAGTCTTTGCATGTGTCGCAGCCGAATCGGAAGCTTCATCCATTTTTGTAGAAAATGCTACTGCGTAGTCTCTAACCGATAGAGCTGTACTAGTTATGTGGTCAACTTGGGGAGGAAGTATATCATAATTTAAAGGACCTAAGCCAACATAATACCCGGGTGTAGGGTAATTCCCATCCCTATAAGAAAGAGGAAACCAACCACTTTTACAAAGGTCTAAAACCTTCCCGGCTTTTGCCTGGGAATCACTGTTGGCAGGGTTTGCTACGTTATACCCAGCTCCACCGGGTCTCCAAGGCATTTCGTTTGGGAAACCGTACTCGTCTGCATACTCTCCCCTCCCATCTATAGAAGAAGCGTGAGTATAAAAGAAGGTATCGAAAACCTCATTAACAGCAGTCTCATCCCCGTATTTATACAAACTCAACCATTGACCTAAATTTTTACCGGTCTCTTGCGGCAACCCATTTTCATCAACCTTATACACTAAATATGATTTATCTAATTTATAATTATTTAACTCAGGTAAATCTTTTCTCGTGTCTATTGTAGGAACTTCTTGGAGTTGTGGTTTTGGGGCAGATACCGCATCACTTCGAGTCTCACCAACCTCTCCTCCCCCAGACTTGATACCCAAAGAGCGCATTACCATATCATAAGCAATACGCGCAGCAGCATAGTGGCTCCCAGGAGCATTAATTTTTAAATTGTCTGCCGCAGTAATCCACTGGCAATCTCCTTCTACTTTCCCAGCAAGGTCAAGAGGTAATGCTTGAGGAGGACTCCCCTCTGTTATGGAGGATAGAGATGTTTCCCCAAACCCAGTAGCGAGCTGCGTGGTCAGTTGCATCCATACTTGGTCTAATTGTTGCCCTGCATTACCAAGAACAAAATGACCTTTAGAGTGAGGAACACTTGCCAACATTTGGCTTAGTAAATCCTCTACGACTACAGACGGGGGATTAAAACTTCCATCAGGTTTTAGGATATCCGGATACTCCCACACTTGCTGTACGGAGTTTTCCCTACCTAGTTCAGGGTATTTGGAAGTTGCAAAAGAAAGCTGGTCCAATAAAGAGAAAACAATAGTTCTTTCCCCCTCAGCAGTAATGGAGTAGTTTATGCTAGTAAGAAACCCGTGTATTATCTTAGACATCCCTTGTTCAGTACTTCCATATCCCCACCGGACGTAAAACTCTAAAGCGTGAGGGTCATCATCGGGTCCTGCTTGTAGGTTACTGTTTTGTGATTGCTGAGCAAACATCGTCCTAAAATGGGGAAGGACCGTCCGTTCAAAATGTTCCGTAGGGTTAATGACTGTAAGGGTAGCAGTAAAACTATTTGAGGCTGCTCCGGGAAGTCCAGCAGTATACTGAAACGTAGTTAATGTATCACTTAAACTATACTCATCAGTATAGTTTTCTACATCCATTAGGCTACTTAGTTGTTTAGACAACATTACCGTAGGAAGTTTACCTTGTCCGGTGAGTGCAGGCATCTTTTATTATAGTACAGGAATTTTAATTTCGTCGCCTGCTTTTAATCCAGATAAAGGGTCTTCTATTCCATTTGCTAATAAAATAACCCACCAATACCCCGAAGTACCATAGGCAGCATGAGATATTAAATCAGGTCTATTCTCGAAGCGATGGGAAACAGTAGCTAGACGAAAATCCGCGTTCCCTAAGTCCGCGTAGAAAGCATCAAAGCGGGAAGAGGACACAACATCCTTGAGTAGTTTGCCACGATGCGTTATGTTGTTAGGGCTATACAAAGAAAACCTAGATGTAGAAGTATACTTATTCATCGATTATAACTTCCTCCTCCAGGATTACCCCTCGGAATGCCTCCTTTTCCAAATATAGTATTCCAGCCGTACAAACCATTTTGCCCTGAATTAACAATTCCGTCTGTCTGCCTAAACTCTTCTAACTGTAACCTTACCCGTATCATCCTACTCCAAAAGGTAGCGTTGTCCATCCCAGCTTTTAAAGGGTCTAACTCAATTTTATAAGACTTTACAATACACGGAACATTATTATATACCGTCCCCCAATTTAAATGAGCTATAGGAGGAGCATACTTAGTTTTTTCGTCTGCTCCAGAGGAAACGGTAGACAAAACACACCCCCTAATAATGTTCATGAAGTAATCAATCATTCCCGCAATTTTTCCGTGAGCGGGACTGTTTAAAGCATGGGCAGTAAAAAATCCTTTTCCGTCGGGGTCATCTCCCTCCTTGAGTCTTACTGGGGTATTCACCGGCATCCTCGGTCCTTGGTCTCCTACAGAAGTTTTATCAGCGCTTTCCCCATCCGCTGCTGTAGTTCCTCCCGTCCCTAAATTGGCAATAGCTGTGCCTTCCTTGTAGCCGACAGGAACTCCTCCCGCATACACAAACCCCGCAGCACCATCATAAAGCATAGTATTTGCTTTGGTAGCAGGGTCAGTTCGAAGAGTCTCTTCAAAAAATGCTAAGGTATCCGCTATGCCTTCTCGGTCTAATTGAGAAGCGCTTCTTTTATAGTAATTGTTATAAAATGCTCCTATATGAGGAAGGGTATACCAAATCTCAATATCGAACTTTCTAGCCTGTGAACCGGTGTAAAGCCTTACAGGCTCATTCCTCATAAAAATATTAGTCTCTGCATAGTTTGCAGCTCGGGTTTCATTAATTCTAGGATTCTCAAAGAAAGGAAGCCTACGAATTATATTAGTTCCAATATCTAAATCCAGTGCAGTAGACATTTCCATTCCCGGAGGTTGCGTCATATCTAAAAAACTCTGGTGCTCGTCTGCTTGACGGGCTCTAAATCCTGTAATGTCGGGATAAGAAAAATCAATATATCCACGCTCTTCAATGGCATGGTCAAACTTAGGCTCACCGGACTTGTCGGCTGCGTATGCATCCCAACCCTTGGATTGGATGTCCGAACCAAACGGGCTAAACGCGTCTAGTAAAATCGATAATCCTGTTGATATACTCATCTTATAGTAGTCCTCCTGGGTTGCCTCCGGCTGGCATCTCATCCCACATACGCTGTGTAGAATTATTTAAAATAATTCTACGTTGCCTATTGTTAAATTGTTTAAGTTGTCTAACTTGTGTGTTACTTGCCTCAGTGTTGTTTTCCATAGCCTCCACCAAAAGCTTTTG